CGCCGTTACCCGCGGCTGTGCTAGGTGGGAATCCACCCGCGCCGCCTGTGCCTATGCCCTTGCCGGAGGTGAGGGTGTTGCTGAAAAATAGGAAGTTGGATTGGTTAGCTACTCCGTTGGGTGATGCTCCGGATGTTGGGCCTCCGATTAGTATCCCGTTGACGTATACACCGCCACCCGTGCCTCCTGCCGTTGCGTTTGTGTTACCGCTGTTGATACCACCGCCCCCAGCGCCACCCGGTGCAGCGTTAGTTCCTGCAAATCCCGAAGTACCATTACCTCCGTTTGCACTTTGACCATTACCTCCTAGTGACCCCGTAATTGCATAAGGCTGATATGCAGGGGTACTTAAATTACTTAGTCCACCACTACCACCCGTACCACTTGCTCCCGTACCACCCGTACCAGCACTACCTCCCTTCGCAATCACAAGCGAACCGAAGCTCGTGTCACCTCCGGTGTTACCAGAGTTTCCGTTAGTGAGAACTGTTGCCACTCCAACACCTCCCGTGCCTCCCGTGCCGATGGTTACCGCTACACTAGAAGCTAGGTCGCTAGCTGTTACCTGCCTCCATACAACAGCACCGCCGCCGCCGCCACCGCCGCCGAAGCGGTTAGTACCCGCCCCATCACATCGACCGCTACCGCCGCCTCCACCAGCACCTACGCAGGATATCAATACCCGCTTCAGTCCCGCTGGCTTCGTCCACGTTCCGTTAGCTGTGAACTCCCGAATGATTACACTCTCCTGGGAGCTGTTGCTAAGTACATGCCACCCGCTCTCACGCGACCACTCAAGCGTATCTCCTGACTGAAGCAGAACCTGACATAGGTTGTATTCACTTCCTGAGATGTCCTTGTAGATACGCGCCGTGACCGCTGAGCTGTTAATGTTGAACAGGCTCACATGAGTAACCTGACGCGTAGTAGATGCCGCAGGTGCTGCAACCATCGTAACCGCCGTCAAGTCGTTAGTATTGCCTTGGTTCGACAGCATCGGCATAGTCATGCCAGCGGATGTTATATCCTGATAGCTGACTACAAATTCCGGTTCAGTAACCGCGCTCCCGGTTAGTACGATTTGTAGCGTATGTGTGGTATTGCTTAGGTACATCAGTATGCTGCTATGTGTGCCATTATTGTGTTGATACTCTCACCTCCTCCGCCGCCACCTGCGTAACTATCCAAGATTGCATCGACCGCCGTCTTGAGCGCACTAGCACTTCCCGCCGATGGACTCGTACAATCTGAATAGAGAATCTGGTATTGCACGTTGAAGATGTTCTTCTCCGGCACCGCCGCTAAGAAGATTAGGTAGTCACCCCGGACAATAGTCGAGCACCCAACCTTCTTGAAGAACTGGCTGCTACTCCCCTCTACGACTTCTACAATCGTATCGCTATCGTCTAGAATCTGGTATGCCATTAGTTAGCCATTTGTGCCTCAAGGCCAGCATACGCTGCCTCTGCATCAGCAATAGGTGAACCACTAAATGTGTCCCCGTCTGCATATTGATAGACTACCATTCCATTCGATTTCACTTCCATGTAATTGATGGTCTTGTCTAGTACCATTTGGATTTGATTCCACCCTACCAGAATGGTCTTCTCAGTTCCATCTTCGTATGTAATCTCAAACTTATACGCAGCTGGCTGGTCAACAGTTGCACCAGCCTTTGCTAATGGTTGTAATACAGTTAAGATTAGATCCTTTGTCATTTCTTTTGTTCGTTTGCTTCCTTGTCAATCTGTTCAATCAATAGCATGTATTCCCATAGCGTGAGCCGTGAGCAATTTATTCGGTAATGCTTATTCAGCATCGTCATTTGCAAGAACCTATCCTCGTTCTGCTTCGCTAGTCTCATGAGCGCACTATCTGTGAGTGCTTCTGTGCGACTTGGTCCAGCACCGTTAAACAAGTTTTCAAATCTTCCTCTGACAGCGTCGGCAAGGGTATTATATCCTTGAGACGCATCACGATAAAAAAATCACTAACATCACCTGCCTCCTTCCAGCGTGCTATCTTCTCCTTGTTGTACTCCGGGTCATAGCTGTATGGAGACTCATTCTTGTCGAAGAACGCTACCGATGCGAACTTATACACTAGGTCGCTAGTCGGTATGATGAACTCCACGCGCTCCTTCAGCATCGATACTAACCGGGCAATCTCCCCGATGTTAATCTGCTTAGGGTTGCTCAGCACCTTGTCGGCCTTGTCGATGAACTCCATCAACTGCTCCTTGCTCATTCGCATGTTCCACTCTTCATATACCTGCAAGGCCATAAGACCGCGTAGGCTGAACGTGTTGAAGTAGTCCTTCAATCGGTAATACTGAACACCGCCGGAGATGAACGCGGGCTCGATAACGTGCCCTTCGTCAATCTGCCAGACTGGAGCCCCACCAAGACGCGTCTTGATCTTAGCCCAGGTATTCTTGAAGTTCTGCAATAGCTGTTTCTGCTTGCCCATATCGTACGATGCCGCCCCCGTGAAGGAGCTGCCAGGTGTTGTTAGCGTATAACTTGAACTCAAGACCGCCACGCTTCCATCGAAACGGCTTGCCCTTGCAAGCGCATCGGCCTACCGGGTTGAACCCGTTCAGAACTAGGAAGGCGTTGATTTCAGTCATTGAAGAACTTGTTATACAGGATTGTGTTGAGTGCTGCTAAGCTTAGTATATAGGGTATGTATATCCAGTCGAGTCCGAACATGACAAGGTAGGGCCAACTGTGTAGCGATGCCATGCAGGTAATGCATCCGGCAATCGGGTTGAACCAGTAGCCGAGGTATTTCTCAAGCGACCGAACAGGCTCTAGCAACATGCCGTAGTCCGAGCAGATGTAGAAGCCGATGCAATATAGGCTGTTGAGAACCAACAGAAGCAATATCTCTATCATGCTGGTGGGGTAGTATCGGTGAAGCTTGCAAAGGTGAAGCGGACGCAATCGTATTCGGTAGTACCTATTACCCAGCTCACCGGGTCTCCGTTGCTATCGACTAGGCTCATAGTGTATATGCTGAATGGAGTGAACACACCCTCGGAGCTTGTGGTATCCCAAGTGAACTCGCCGTCCGCTACTACCACATCTTGCGTGTAGACATGTCCGCTCTGGCTATCGGTAATCGTTGCCGTGTAATTTCCCGCCACTACATCCACAGTGAATACAGGCTCCTCGCAGTTTGGCAAGGTAGCGTCCTCGCAAGTAGTACAGACCGTTACATCCACTCCCGTCAGGAACTGGAAGCTCACCGAGTGCTGGTCTTTGTTATCCCAAGTCTGCTGCGTGAAGAACGAGCCGGGGAACTTAGTCGCACTATTGTTGCCAGTACCGAGGATATTGACCGTGATGTCACCGCTACTCTGGTTGACGGTCACCGAGCTTGATACAACCGTACCTGCCGGATGACCCGCCGCGCTGTTGGTGATGTAGCTCTCAAGTATTGCCTTGAATGCCGTGATACCGCCTGCTGTTGTTACGTTGTTACCGCTGTGCGTATGGATGTTCGCGTTCTGTTCGCATGCATACAGGGTGAAGTTGGATAGGGGTTGAACCTGCTTTGTGCGTAGCACACCATTCATGCGTATCGAGACCTGAGCCATAGGTCAAAGATACACCTAGAACACACGGATAAAGTTGCGATGGAAGGTCGCACAATAGTATCTGAAGCAATCCAAAACGTCAGCCTTACGCAGGTCTGTCGAGCGGTCCTTGAGGATGTCACCCTCGCCGTCAACCTCAACGTATTGCAAGTCCTTGCGTAACCATTCACATGACGGGTCAACCTTGACGCAGCTGTTCTGAAGCAGGCTGTTGACCAATACTCGGGTATCGCGTATGCTCGGGTTCACCGCTGGCTGCTTCATCTGACCGCGTCCGCAGTTCAGCCTCCGTGACACTACATCGTAGTATCCGTAGTTGCCAGCCGTCAACGCGCTCCGGTTCGCCCCGGTAGCGTCACCCGTTACGATATAGCTCGCTTGCGGATAGCTTGTGAGTATCGCATCACAGAGCTGGTAGATGTCGCTGTTACGCAGGTAGAACTCCTTGAGGACGTTGATGCACCCCTCGTATGTATACTGAATAGCCAGGCAAGTGATCGGGTCTACGTTGAAGTCGAAGCTCAGGTAGAGCGGGAGCTTGCTGTCGAACTCGACCGCCTCGACATGCTTGCTATCATCGAATGCGTAAGCGAACGGATTGTTGGCTACGTTCACATCCTCGGCTAAGATCTCGCACCGGAAGGTGAGTTCATCCAGCTGACCGCGTAGGATGTCAACCTCGTTGGGGTCGATGTGAGGATTCGAGTAGGTGCTAAGGTTGAACCGCTGCCATGCCGGGTCATCCCGATGGAATAGCTCCTTGAAGTAGGTCTGACCGAACTTCGGAGTGCTGAGTATCCACGCGTCACCCTTGTAGTCCATCAGCGTTGGAAGGATAGTCTGGTTCCAGGCTTCCTTAAACTTCTTAGCCTTCTCAGCTTCGTCAATGACCACACGCGCATACTTGCGACCGCGACCGCTGTCGGGCTCTTCCATACTCCAGAAGTCTATCACGCCTCCGGTCTTGAGGCGCATCTGCTTAGTCTGCTCGTTCTTGGATTCTATCACAGGCTTGAGGATGAACCGCAAGTCCAGCCATACATCGTTAAGGTCCTTGTAGGTCGGTGCGAAGTAGGCTACCGGATATCCATCTAGTGCCAGTTGAGGTAAGAGTTCGTTGACCGCTAAGGTAGTCTTGCCCCACCGTCTACCGATCTTGAGGACGTTAAATCTCTTCGCCTGGTTCAGGACCATCTCCTGACCCTGATGCAATTCCTTTAGGCTTATAGCTAGTTCCATCGCGTACAACTTTAATCGTTAGACCATCCTGGTTCAGCTCGATGTTCTGCTTCGCCTTACCATAAGCTCGGTCTAGGATGATCTCCGCAGCTCGCATGTCACCCTTTAGGGCCTTGTCAATGATTGTCCGTAGCACGGCCTCCGCCGCTTCTATGCCGTTGACGTTCTCGCTCAACACATCGGCAAGCAACTTCTCGATTGCCGGTATCTTCTTCGGCCTGCCACCTGGATTACCGCTTTGCCCCTTCTTCCATCGATAGGGGTTGATGTTCTCCATGTGGTTTGGATTCTTAGCCTTTCCCATAGTGCAAAGTTATAGTCTGTTCAAGCCCTCTCGCTAGAGGGATATTGTGCTTCCATCCCATGCTATGCAGAACAGATACATCGAGCAATTTACGCATCATTCCGTCTGGCATGCTGGTGTTGTACATGAAGCTGCCCTTGTAGTCGCAGATGTCTGCAATCAACTTAGCAAGGTTCGTTATACTTATATCAGTTCCCGTGCCGATGTTGACCGGAACGGGACTATCATACTTGGATTCCATCAAGAATACACACGCATCGGCCATGTCATCGACATGCATGAACTCCCG